AGCACTACAACTTTTAATTACACCAATGCGACTAAGGACCATGATGCTGTCTTCGACTCTGACTTTCATTTTTCGACGGCGCGATCAACCGCTAGTGGCACTTACACAATAACTGCCGATGCAAATGGCGATACGCTCGGCGATAGCATGTTAGCGGCTGTTGCCTTTGCTGTTGCGTGAGGTGATGAATGGACCCTGTCACTCTTGCTGCAAGCTATAGTGCGGCCAAGGTAGCGATCTCCGCTTGCAAAAGTGCTCTTGAGACAGCCGACGACCTGTCGCAAATCGGCGGGCACCTAGATGCTATTTTTGGTGCGAATAGCGAGGTCAAGAAAAATAAAAAGGCCGTCGAGCGAAGCCATAATGAGAAGGTAGTGGAAAGCCGACTAGGCGAGCAAGACGGATCTGTTGACGACCCGACTACTTTGGCGGGTGCTATGCGCGAACAGGTGGCCCACGAGGAGCACGAGGAAGCACTCAACTCACTTCGCAAGGCACTTAATGCCAGATTCGGAGAGGATACCTGGGACAACATTATTGAACGCCAAAAGATAGCGATTGCAGCAAAGAAAAAACGCGAGGCCGCTGCTCGCGAAGCTGAACTTGAACGGCAAGAACGCAACAAACGAATTTTGGCTGAGGTTGCCAAGGGGGCTGGCGTACTTTTTTGTGCGACCCTCATTGGGTTCTGGCTTTACTACGCAGCCACGTCCGGTGGAGCGATTAAGTAATGGACGGGATGGTCGACGTAAAATTGTTGATCACCCTGGGCGGTGTAGCGGCCAGCGTGATTGGCACTGCCGCTGTGGCCAGGGCGCAGATACAGCGGCTCACTGAGCAGATCAAGGATGTCGAGAATCAGCTTCGGTCTGCGGATGGTCGCACCGACAAGCTCGAAAATACCTCAGACACACAAATCCAGCGCGTCGATATTTTGGCCGGTATGCTTTCGCCCACAAAAAGAGAAGAGGACGCCAGACGATCTGAACGTCTGATCACCAGTTTAAATTACATCGACAAAGATTTACGGCGTCGTATCGAGCACCTTGAGAAAATTCACAACTCCAGGCATGGGCCGGTCGAATGAAAGTGATGCCGGGTCTTCTTATTTTAATTGCGGCACTGCTGCTCACTGCCTGTCAGCCTGCGGCAAAGGTGGAAGCTGCGCCCGTGATACAGCCGTGCTTGCCTAAAGCAGATATGCCGAAACAGCTCAAACAAAAGTTTGGCGAATTGCCATTCATCAAAGGCACCGTTCGCGACGGCGCTTTCGTCACCATGTACGTGGGCAAGACGGGCTGGACGATGACCCGCACGGTCAACGACCGCGAGTGCATCTGGCTCGTTGGTCAAGGCATGTTAACAATCATTGATGATAAACCGAAAGAAGAGCAAGCCAATGCGTCAGACAATTAGCTTGATGGCAATTGCAATTCTGTTGAGTGCCTGCCGGTGGAAAATGCCGGTGGATTGGTTCAATTACTGATGCTGTTTGAACACTATAACGACATCCCGCTAGACGGCTGGCCGTTCACCTATTTCAAACCCCACGAAGTCGCGTGTAAAGGCACCGGCAAAATCCTCATTCACAACGCTGCCATTGGCGCTCTGGACATTTTGCGGTCCCGTTTGGGCCATTCTGTGCGTTTATCTTCCGCATACCGCAGCCCCTACCATAATTCCAAAATCGGAGGCGCTCCGCGATCCTCACACCTTGAAGGTCACGCCTTCGATATCCAGCTTCAAGGCCGTGACAAGGAAGTGATCCGCAAGGTAGCCCAGGACGTTGGGTTCAAAGGTTTCGGTATGCGGTATCAAACTTTTATCCATGTTGATATGGGCCGACGGAGACAATGGTGACATGATGGACATGATTTTCAGCGTCTTGACCGGCGGCGCAACGGGCATCCTGGGAAGCGTGCTTGGCAAGATTTTCAACTTCGCTGATGTCTTCATCGAAGAAAAGAAAGCCAAAGGCGAACATGAACGCACGATGGAAATGCACCGGCTGCAAGCGGAATTGAGAGCCGACGAATTGGAAAACGAACGCGCCATTGTAGAGGAACAATCGGCTGGCGCTGCCCGTGTCGCGTCCTACGGCATGATGACGCAAGTGGAGATTCCGTACCCGTGGGTCGCCGCGATCTTACGTCTAATGCGGCCTGCGTTGACGATCATGCTTGTGGGCATCGTTTGGTACGTCTACGCATCCAGCGACGACATTGCGCAGCAAGAAACCATAATTCAGAGCGTCATATATATGTCATCGACAGCGGTGCTTTGGTGGTTTGGTGACAGAGCCATGCGTCCCAAAAAGTAGAGCTGGCGGTCCCGACAGGATTCGAACCTGTGGCCCCCTGATTAGGAATCAGGTGCTCTATCCAACTGAGCTACGGGACCGACCCTAGGATTATTTGTTAGACTAACAAATGCCTAACAAAGAGTCCTGACCTATCTTTTACTTTCCTTGCCTATCCTAACCTGCTATGACCCATCAGTAACTAGTGAAAACTAGATGTTTCGCTAAGTTATTGATTTGTATGTAGGTTATGCGCCGGCCTTTTTAGATTCCTAATCCTAGGGCCAAGATTGCGACCAAATAGCTAGAATACATTATAAATCAATAACTTAGCCGCTCCTACGGGGGCGGCTTTTTTTGCGTTTAGGGGGCTGATTAACAAATTGCTAACAAGTGCCATCACTAACAAAATGATCTTTAGGTCATTTTATTATTGTAATGCACACTATTTTGTCGTAATGTTTGATCGTGGTCAGGGAGATCACGCCACAACTTAGGAGAGAGAAAATGTACACAGACAGCGCCGGAAATTTTTATCAATCATACGAGCAGGCTTGCATCATCCACGGTTGTGATACTCCTGCCCAGTTAAAGGCAGAAGACGATTGGTTAGAGGCCGAGTCTATCAAGAAAACTCTTGATGATATGGAAGGTTGGGGGCGCACATTTCCTATTTTTAAATTTCACCCTGACGATCCTTTCTAATACTCACCCCCATCGCGCAGCAGCGCCGCATTGCCCCGACCTAGCGCGGGGCTTTGCTGGTGCAAACTTTAGGAGAGAGAAGATGAAAAGCAGATGGATAAAAGATTTATTTAAATTTGAAGAAGCGGATGACCCACAAGTTGAAGATGACGCATGGGTTTTGAAATCTGACGAAAACATCAGTATTCAAGTTTGTGAAGATGGAACCTTCAGCATTACAAAGTTCGTGGAAAAAGAGGGATGTTTTTACCACAACGATAATCACAAGCATTTACTTGATGCCATGAAAGAGGCTGTGGAAATGCAGGGTAAGCAGCAATGATAATCAGGGAAATCTTTGACGATCAAAACCGTCTGCTACGCCTAACGGCAGACACCCGACCGCACGGCGGTCAGAAGTCTATACCACGTTGCGAAGGTTGCCGCTGCACCAAGGGCAAGGTGAAACAGAACTGTGCGGCCAGAAAGGCCGCGCAGGATCACATGGCAGAGGTTGGCGAAACGATTAGGAAGTCGGAGACATATATAAACCCGAAAACGTCTCCGCGTTTCTATTGCTTCAACGATGTCAATCTAAGCCAGCCGGTAAGCTGTTGCTTGGTGCATCAATATGAACAGTATCAGGCCAAGATGGTCGGCATTAAAGACCTGTTGCAAGCGTCGATGTATGAAAAAATCTTGGCGCTCAAGCAAGTCGCGGAGGTGCAGACGCCTAGCGGTCAGATCGGCAATATTAGAATTGGCGAGATCACGATAGCGCAAATCCAGAATTATGTTGCGCCAAGCATCTGGGCCGGTCGCGCCAAGGTTACGGCGCAAAAGAAATTCACCTTCTTTGTGAGCGTACTCAAATGGGCGATGTTGTCAGAGTTGATGCCGTCGGCCTTGTTGCTCAAGCTGGACAAAATCCAGAAGCCTAAGAAGACCGACGTGCAGAAACGCCACGTCCGAATATCGGTGACCGCCATTGAGAAAGTTATCAAAGCGGCCACGCCGTTCTATGCGCTGCTGTTTCGTTTCCAAAGCCGCACCGGCGCACGGCCTAACGAAACGACGGTGCTGCAATGGTCAGACTTTGATTTTGATGCCAAGCGCGTTTACATACAACGGGCGATGAATGCCGACGGCGTGATCTCAACGCCGAAGACAGAGCAAGGCATCAGGGCCATTGAGCTTGAGGATGAGTTGATTCAAGAGTTGAAAGCGTGGCGGCTCAAGCAGCCGCTGGAGCAACGCGGCAACAACTTAGTCTTTCCTACCCGTGTCGGCACCGTTCAACTTATCAACAACTGGAACAAGCGCGGCCTTGCGCCAGCTATTAAACGCGCTGGCGTTGAGCGGTTCACGTTGTATGGCTTCCGGCACTTTTATGCGTCGGTTCTTTTGTACGATTTGAACCTGACCGACCGTAAGATCATGCAAATGATGGGTCATACAGAGATTGCCACAACCATCCGAAACTATGGTCACTGGCTTGAAGATCGGAAAGATCGTGATAACGATGTTCGTGAACAATTAAACAAAGTTTTCAAAAGCGCGTAAAAAAATTATTGATTTGTTAAGAACAGATAGGATAAAAGGGGTCAACATTGACCACGGAGATCCAACATGGGTTACGTCAAACTACTCACTGAATTTGTAGGCATCTGGGCCTTTCTGGCGACGGTTTACTTCGCCGTTAATATAGCCTGCATCTTAAACGATAGTTGCTACGCCACGATGGTGATGCAATGACCGAAGCGGCATTGCTCACCGTCGATGAGGCCGTGGCCGAAATCTTCACAGAGTTTTCCACCAGCAACCGCAAGCGGCTCTATGCCCTAATTAAAGCCGGTGAGATCGAGACCATCAGGCCAACCGAAAATGGCCGCTACTTTATACCCCGTCGCGCCATCGCCGCACTGCGGGGCGACGATGAGTAAAGACAACTATAGAACGCGGCTTCTTGATGAGGCGTCCAATCTTATAAATGGCGACCGTCAAGATGAGTATGGCCCGCCCGCCGATAACTTTCAGCGTGTGGCCGATTACTGGAACGCTGGCGGCGATTACCAGATTGAGTCTTGGCAAGTTTGTCTGCGGTTAGCGGAATTGAAACTCGCTCGACTCGCTGGGCCAAAGCCGTCATGGGATTCGTTTCGTGATCAAGCGGGATATATTGCACTGGCAGCAGAACTTTGGATGCAGCGGAAGCGCGACGATGACCTGTCCTGAGTGCGATGGCAGCGGCGTGGTTGAGCGCGTCAACTGGCATGGCTTTTATGAAGCGCCTTGCCCGCATTGCTACGACGGCCTTGGCGAAGTCAATGACGATGAGGTGGATGATGAGTAGTCGGAATAAAAAACGCGGCTACGAACTGGAAGCCGAAACCGTAAAGCATTGGCAAGGGTTGGGCGTTGACTGTGAGCGAGTCTTTGCATCTGGCGCATATAAGCAGCTTGGTGATGAGTTTGCCGGTGATCTGATGCTCTCCGGTTTCACCGTGGAATGTAAGCGGAAGAAATCGGGCTTCAAATTCTTATACGATAGCCTCGCGCAAGATGACGCTGACTTTCTCGTTGTACGCCAAGACCGCGCAGAGCGGCTTTACATTATGAGTGAAGAAACAGTGGAAACGCTTTTTAGACAAGCAGGGGTGCTGAAGAAATGAAACTGCAATACGACGATGCCGTTGCCATCAAACGTGAGCTAAAGGTCTGCACCAGAGTACTAAACAACCCTGATAAATATTCAGAAGAAACAAAAGCCCTTTTTGCCCAGGCGAAAAAATGCGCTGAAGAACGCTACGGCATACACGCTCACCCGCGTCCGTTTCAAGAGACGTGTGCGGCTTATGAGAATGTGATTCCGTTTCCGCAGCCGACGCGGCGGGTGGAAGTATAAATGATTCAGATTGGCGACTGCACCCTTTATCAAGGCGACTGCCTTGAGATCATGCCGACGCTTGGAAAGGTCGATGCTGTGGTGACTGACCCGCCGTATGGGATTGGACAAGATAAAGGATTTGAGGGATTTGGGGGATTTGGGCCGCCGATTGCTCGCCGTCAATATAATGATGAATGGGATGATGTACGGCCACCTAAAGCGGCGTTTGATACGATTCAAACTACGGCAAAATATGCCGTTATATTTGGGGCTAATTATTTCACTGATATGTTGCCCGTCAATGGTCACTGGCTAGTGTGGGATAAGAAAAACACCATGCCCACATTTAGCGATTGCGAACTGGCTTGGACAAACATTAAACGGAAGTCGGTGAAGTTACTTGAATTTGAATACAACGGATTAATCGGCAAACGTGAAAAGCGCGTGCATCCTACGCAAAAACCTTACGAAGTTATGCGTTGGTGCATTGAGAGGCTTCCAAAAGAAACGGAAACCATTTTAGACCCTTTCATGGGCAGCGGCACAACGGGAGTCGCTTGCGCCAAGCTAGGCCGTAAGTTTATCGGCATCGAGTTAGAGCCGAAGTATTTTGACATTGCCTGTCAGCGCATCGAGGACGCTTACAAGCAACCCGATTTGTTTGTTGAGCCGCCTGCAAAGGCTGTGCAAGGGGGGCTGGATTTATGAGCCAGACCCGCATCATGTCGCTTGTTGAAGCCAACGCCAACGCCGTGATTGGCCTGATTGTTTCTTGGCTGTTCACCTACTTTGCGCTGCCGCTGTTTGGCTTGGAGCCAAGTGCAGGCGAGGCGGTCGTCATAACCTTTTGTTACTTCATTTTGAGCGTTGGGCGCGGGTACGTCATCCGGCGGTTTTTTAATAAGGGTGCAGCATGAACGGCTTTGAGAAGCACGGCATCAAACACTTATCCAATTCATCAATCAGTCTGTGGGAAAGCAACCCGGCGCAGTGGGTGATGGCATACCTGCTTAAAGAGAAGCGGCCAAGCAGCGCAGCCATGTGGCGTGGCATTGCGGTTGAGGATGGCGTGGTTGCGTTCTTGGGCGGCAGTTCGTTAGGTGCTTCTGTTGCTGGGGCGTTGGCACGGTTCGACGCGGAAATCACTTTGGCTGATGAGAAGAGCGAGAAGGAACGTGCTGCCATTGCGCCAATGCTTGAGTTGGCGGTTGCAGAACTTGAGCAGTATGGCAAGCCTCAATTCAGCATCGACGGCAGTCAGCAGAAAGTGTCGATCACTTGTAATGGCGATGGGTGGAAAATTCCTATTATTGGATACCTTGATCTGGTCTACCCCGACCACGGGCTTGTGGTCGATCTCAAGACGACCATGCGGATGCCGTCAGTGATGACGCAGAGCCACAAGCGGCAGCGGTGCATATACCAGCGGTGCTTGGGCGGCAACCAGCAAGTGAAGTTTCTGTATGTGACGCCGAAGAAGTCGGGCTGGCTTGAGGATGGTGACGTTGATGCCGAGCTGGCGACGGTCAAGGCGCACTGTAATCGCCTGGAGCGGTTTCTGCGCGTAAGCGATGACCCGCAGTATTTGGCGTCAATCATCCCGGTCGATCCGACGCACTTCTATTGGTCGGACTGTATTGATCAGCGCAAAGAGATTTTTGGAATCTAAGAACCGGCGCAGCGGCACTGCGAAAAACTGTAAAAAAGGAAACACTGCAAAATGTTTGAGTTCGACACTGGAGCTGAGGGCGGCAGCAAAGGCCCGTTTATCAATTGGCACGCAAATGGCCGCAAGGATGGCACGGCTGCGGCCAAGACGTTTTCATTAAAGGACGGCGATGATCGTCAAGACGTGACGCCGAAGTTTAAAAAAGGCGTTATTTTCGACATCGACGCCATGCAGACGGGTTGGGCGTATTTTACGCCTAGCGGCACTGATTGGCAGATGAACGACAGCCCTGCGCGGTTTGCGAAGAAGCCGGGAGACGATTGGAAAAAAGGCGTATCGATCCCCGTTGCATTTGCTAGTGGTGAAACCGGCACATGGATGCAGGCGGGCAGCGGTACGTTTCTCGCCGTTGCAGAACTGGCAAAGCAGATCAAAGCTGATCGGAAAGACGACAAGCTGCCGGTCGTCAAGATGAACGGCACTTTTGATGTTGATTTCAACGGCGGCGGGTCCACAACGTGCGCCAAGCTAGAGGTCGCCAAGTGGGTAGACCGACCAGAGAGCCTTGACGCTGCGGCTGATGAGCCTGTCATTGCTGCCGTGGAAGACGACGACGAAGACGAGTTCTAACATCGATCAGGGAGAAGGGGGCGCAATGCCCCCTTTTTTATTCAATGAAAACAGAGCCAGACCAGTGGGCGCAGATGCTGACAGAGCTACGCGAAGAGGCCGGGTTGTCGCAGCGTCAGGCGGCCATCAAAGCCGGGTTGTCGGTGAATTATGTGCGGCACTTGGAGCAATACGGCGTGTCGCCCAGCGTGCAGAACTTGGACAAGGTGCTGGCGGTTTACGGGTACGAGTTGGAGGTGGTGAGGAAATGATGCAGTTGATTAAACGGTTGCTGTTCTGGTTGAAGGGCTATCGGACGGTTGAGCCGCCACGACACACGCCGAAGATTGAGCCGCGCACTAAAGAAGACGTGGCGAGGCTGCAGTGAGAAAGGTCAGTTGGTTTAGTTGTGGCGCAGCTTCAGCGGTTGCAACGAAGCTCAGTGCGCCAGACGTGATTGCCTACTGCGACACGGGCGCAGAGCATGAAGACAATCAAAGATTTCTGCGCGACTGCGAACAGTGGTTTGATAAATCTGTTTTGATTTTAAAAAGTGAAAAATTCAAAGACACATGGGACGTATGGGAAAAAAGAAAATATATCGCTGGCGTCGCCGGTGCGCCTTGCACGTCTGAGCTGAAAATTAAACCGCGCTTACAGTTTCAACACGATGATGACTTACATATTTTTGGCTATACCGCTGACGCGGCAGACGTAAAACGCTTTGCTGCAATGCAAGAGCATTGGCCTGATTTAGATGTTGCCGCTCCGTTAATTGAACGCGGCATTACAAAGGCCGGTTGCTTGTCCATGATTGAAAAGGCGGGAATCAAACCGCCATTAACATATGCACTGGGATTTCCCAACGCGAATTGTTTGCCCTGTTGTAAAGCAACAAGCCCAGCTTATTGGGCGTTAGTCCGTAAGCATTTTCCAGAACAGTTTAATCGCATGGCAAAACTCAGTCGCCAAGTCGGGGCGCGGTTGGCAAGGGTGAATGATGAGCGCGTTTTTATTGATGAGGTTCCCGTAAATCAATCTGTGACGCAGCCGTTAGCACCTGATTGTGATTTTCTTTGTCAAATCGCAGAACAGGAATATGGGCAATGATCAAACAATACGAAACATTAGATTCCTACTGTAAAGGCTACGCTGCAGGTTTTAAGGAAGCGTGTGGGGTGGCGGCAGAAAGGCTTATTGATGAGGCGCATCATCGTCACGTCGATCTATCTGACATGAAGCAAGTGTCGCGAGTCGCGGAAGAAATCAGGGAGATTTTTAAGGAATGATGCAACGCTACGCCGTTCACGCGCCGATACTTGTCGGGCTGGGCTACGATACAACGCCGCTGGTAGGCAAGAAGCCAATCCTAGAAGGTTGGCAGAAACGGCCAGATGCTGCGCTGGATTTTCATAAATACAATGGAAATAATACAGGCGTGCTGACGGGCGGCAAATCGCATGTCGTCGCCGTCGATGTTGACGTGTATGACCATCGGATTGCGCAGCAGTTTGAGGAAGTCATTACAGAAGAACTAGGCTTTGCGCCGCAGCGTATTGGCATGGCTCCAAAAGCTCTGTTTGTATTTCGCTGCACAGAGGCCGTACCGAAGATGAGAACGGCGGTATTTCATATAAAAGGCAAAGACTGCGCCGTTGAGATACTGGCCGAGGGGCAGCAGTTTGTTGCCAGCGGTATCCACCCAGATACGAAAAAGAAATATAAATGGGTGGACGATACCTTGGCCGATATACCCGTGGACAAGCTGACGGCGGTTACGCCGGATCAGCTCAGAGAGTTTGTTGCCATGAGCAATACGATGCTCTCGAAACACGGCAAGCCGAAGGGGCGTAAGGCGAACGGTTCGCCGCAGCAGATGGATTGGTTTGCTACGCAAGAGCTGACCGGCGAGGTTAAAGAGATCGATGTCGCCCTAGCGCATATACCCAATGACGATTGGCACTACGAGGATTGGGTGCGCATGGCGTTAAGCCTCAAGGGTGCCGTGGCTGATGAGGGATATGAGCTATGGCATCGGTTTAGTCAACGGTCGCAGAAGTATGATCGTGATGAGACTGACCGGGTGTGGAAGTCGATTAAAGACGTGCGGCGGGTAGGCGCTGGGTCAATCTTTTATATGGCGAAGGACTATGGATTTGACGTTGGGGAGTTCCGGCGCAAGGAACAGAAGCCCGTAGAGCCGCCCCAGGCGGTCATAGAGGTCGATGAGGACACGGGGCTACCGCAAGGAATGTACAGGGCTTCTGAGGTCTCCGGACCTGTCCCAGAGCGTCAGTGGCTACTCAATCAGTGGTTTCCCAAGCGTGCCGTGTCGCTGCTGTTTGGACAAGGCGGCGTCGGCAAGACGCTGATTGTGCAGCAGCTTGCCAACGCTGTGGCAGATGGTGAGGCGTTCATGGGTATCGGTACGAGCAAAATGCCGGTGCTGTGCGTGCTATGTGAGGATGATAAGCAAGAGATTGACCGGCGGCAGATTGATATTAATCAATCCAGGGGAATCGATGACGCCTTTGGCTCTGCGCCTGAGAATGTGTATCTGTGGCCGCGTGTGGGTGAGGATAACATTGTCGTTACGTTTCCCAACGCTGGCGAGGATCAGCCGACCATCTTCTATGCGGATTTGGTGAAGGCGGTTGAGGCGGCGAAGGGTGATGCCGATGAGATATGCGTCATATTGGATAATGCCACTGATTTTTTTGGCGGTTCAGAGAACGTCCGACGTGAGGTTAATACGTTCATTAAGTCTTATTGTGGCTCTCTCTGCACGCAGTTCAATGCAACCGTCATCCTGTTGGCCCATCCAAGCCTCTCAGGGCTTGCTAGTGGTTCTGGTATGTCGGGTAGCACGGCGTGGGAGAACAGCGTCAGGAGCCGCTCATATCTGTCTAGAGACGCAGATATGGATGAGGTGCGGACGTTGTCGAGAAAGAAATCAAACTATTCGGCTGTGGATAATGAGACCGACATCAAACTGATATGGGAAGCTGGCGTGCTCACGCTGCCAACGTCCGACGATGCCATTGCTCGGATTGAGGGGCGTAACGTCAAAAGGGCGGTTCTTGATGCTGTGGAAGAAGCAGAAAAGGATGGGTCTCCATTCAAGTCACGGTCGGGCAGGGCCGTGCGGACGGCGCTGCCACGGGTGGTTAATCAGTGGAAAAAAGGCGTGGTGATGAAGGCGTTTTATGACCTCGAAAGTGATGGATATATCACCCATGAAACACGCAAAGGTTATAGGGTCGTAAATAGGCCAAAATGGGGTTAAGTCTCTGAAGTATAACGGTAATTAGAGTTGTGTGTCATGTTTTGTACAAAATTAGGCAAAATAAGTGAAAAATAGCAGTTAAGTGCATGAAATCATTGATTAAAAGTCTAATGTAACACACGGGGTACACACAATGTAAATAATGTTGCAATATCAATTACTTAACTATGTAACACATAACCCCTTATATAATAACCCCATTGTGTGTGCGCCTTGGGCGCGGCACACACAATTATGAGGTCGGATGATGCAACGTAAACGAAGACCAGACAGGCTGATAAATAGCGAAGAGATCGGCAACGTGATTGCTGAAAGTGTGTACCATGCGTTGAGGCCGTTGGATGAGATGGTGCATCAGATGGAGATGCGCTGGGGAGCGGATAGGCTGGTTGGGCTGGTGAGCGTGGACACGGCGGCGAGGTTTGGGTCCGCAAAGGCAAAGCTGGATGCTGCTATCGATGCTAATGACGTTGAGGCCGTGAGAAAAAAGGCGGCAGTGATGATCAAGGCGTGGAAAGCGCTGAGTGATGAGGCGACGGCATTAGGGCATGGAGGGCTTGATCCCGAAGTGTGGGAGGTGACGACAGACGACGGCCAGCGTTATGCGTTTGTGAGGTCGAATGTTGAGGCGTGGAAGGCGTCGAAGCAAATGGAAGGCACCAGGGTGTTTAGTATTGAGGAAGCAGCACGGTTGCTTGATGTGCGGTTTAAACTTGTCGGTGAGGTGAAAGATGTTTTTCCAGACGCAAAGGTTGTCGATGCCAGAGAGCCGCTTGATGATGGCATCCCGTTCTAGTCTGCGCAGTCGGGTGAAGGCCGAGGCGCATGACGTGGATGGGCTAGTGCAGCTTTTTTTTGAGGCTGCGGAGACTGAAAGGCGTATGCCACGGGCGGTTGATCATCGGGTTAAAGGGTGTTGGCCCGAATATCCTGATGATCCGAATTTAGCGTTTGGATATAATGATGCGGTTGTTTCAGTCGGGCCAGCCAATGCTAAAGAAGTGACGCGGTATGATCTAGCGTTAGAGGCGGCGATTCTGCTGGACGCTGACGAACGGGCGTTAGTGTGGGCTGCGGCACACAGTGCGGCGAGAAGGCGTCGAGGTGCGCGGTGGAAGGCTATTGCGAGGCGCATGGGCGTTCACCCAAGCACGGCGAAGAGGCGATTTGAACGCGCTATGTTGGGGTTGTGGTACAGGCTATAGCACAAAATCTAGTGCATTTAGATTTGGCAATGTTGACGTTGCTTACGAAAACAGGGTAAAAATTTCTAGTTTCGGAGTCCTGTCTTTGAAACGAATTCTCCTCCTAGAAACTTATCTCGATGGCGGCATTTCTCCCTGGATGTCGCCATTACTTTTGGAGTTAATGATGCCAAATGTAAAAATGAAGTCAGGTAAGATGAAAAAGTTTCCGTACACCAAAAAAGGCATGGCTGCTGCGAAGAAAGCAGCGGGCAAGAAAGGCGCGACCATGAAGCGTGGCAAGCGCAGCTATGGCTAAGAAGGCGAAGCCTATATCGCGAACGACGAGCGGTAAGGGCGCGAACTACAGGCCAGCAAGTAAGGGTGCTGGCATGACTAAAAAAGGCGTTGCGGCCTACCGCAAGGCAAACCCAGGAAGTAAATTGCAAACGGCTGTTACTGGTAAGGTTAAGCCTGGAAGCAAGGACGCGAAGCGGCGTAAGAGTTATTGCGCAAGGTCGTTGGGGCAGCTCAAGAAGGCAAGCGCGAAGACGCGCAACGATCCCAACAGTCGGATCAGGCAGGCGCGTAAGCGGTGGAAGTGCTGATGGCTAAAAGGGCGAAACGTAAGAGCACGGTGAACAAAGCGGGTAATTACACCAAGCCGACGATGCGGAAAGAGATTTTTAAGCGTGTAAAGGCTAGTGGTAAGGGCGGTCGACCTGGGCAATGGACAGCTCGTAAGGCGCAGATGGTTGCGAAGAAATACAAGGCCAAGGGCGGCGGGTATCGAGACTGATGGCGAAGAAAGCATCGCAGCGGAGCCTGGACAAGTGGACAAAGCAGAAGTGGCGCACGAAGTCTGGAAAGCCATCAACACAAGGACCGAAAGCCACAGGCGAGCGTTATTTGCCAACGGCGGCAATCAAGGCGCTGAGTTCAGCGGAGTATGCGGCGACAACTAGAGCAAAGCGTAAGGCCAAGAAAGCGGGCAAGGCCGTGTCAAAGCAGCCGAAACGGATAGCGAAGAAAACAGCGAGATTTAGGTGATGGCTGGCAAGTTAAGTAAGAAGAAGATGTTGGCGATCTGTGATGAGCTGGCTGATGGCAAGTCTCTTAACTCGATCTGTAAGCGTGACGATATGCCGCATCGTGTGACGGTTTTGCAAGCCGTACAGCGCGATGAAGAACTTTATGACATGTATGCGAAGGCCAGAGCGATTGGCGCTGAGACGCTTGCGGATGAGATCCATGACGTATCAAGGCAGGGCTTAGAGAATGTCGATAAGCAATTAGCTAATGCCGAAGTTCAGCGCAGGCGATTGCAAGTTGACAGCTTGAAATGGACATATGCGAGGCAACAGCCAAGAGGTCTGCGGAACAAAGCCGAAGACACAGCGCAAAACGGTGCGATTGTTTTGAGTTGGTCAAACGGTTCTGATGACGTGGCTGCGCGTCAAGCTGATGAGGATGATGCTGGCACTGTGATCAGCTTAATTAACGAGGCAAGCTAAACAACGCGAAATCTGTGTATTGCCAGCATACAAGTACGCGCGAGGCCAGATTATTTCTCTCACTTTTTGGTCGATCTGGCGGCTCGATGAGATAGACATTTGCAAGCGATTTGTTAATCAAGCGCGTAAGTTATTGAAAACAAAGGGCTGACCTAAAGATACCAAATCCTAGGGTCGGGCAAAAAATGGCGCAAAACATAGAGATTCCGTATGCCCCCCGGCACCTTCAGCGCGAGCTACACCGGGCGTGGTCTCAGCATAGGTATAGCGTAGCTATCACCCATAGACGCTTCGGCAAATCGGTCTGCGCCATCAACCACCTACTGCGAGACGCCTTAACCAGCAAAAAGCCCAACCCCCGCTTCCACTTACTCTGCCCGACCTACCGACAAGCCAAGTCAACGCTCTGGGATTATCTGAAGCAGTTTTCATCGAACATACCGGGCACCCGCTTTAACGAGAGCGAGCTGCGTGCAGACTTTGGCAACGGCGCACGCATCAGCCTTCTCAGCGGTGAAAAAGGCGGTCAGAATCTAAGGGGCATATTCTCTGACGGCTTCATCATCGATGAGGCTGGCTTGATGGATAACACGATCTTTCCTGAGATTGTACGCCCCGCCCTGGCCGACCGTAACGGCCTTGAGGGCGAGCAGACGTATTGCATATTTGTGGGCACCCCGATGGGCCACAATACGCTTTACGATTATTACAGCCACGCCAAGGAAGACCCTGATTGGCACTGTGCGGTCTACAAGGCGTCTGAAACCGGCATCTTGCCAGACGAAGAGCTGCAAGCTGCAAAAAGCACCATGCCAGAAGGCATATATGAAGCTGAATTTGAGTGCAGTTTTGAAAGCAATGTCCCTGGTGCCGTCTACAATAAAGAGCTGCAAGGCATGGAAGAGAACGACCAGATTGGTCGTATCCCCCATGACCCTGCGTTTAAGGTGCAGACCTTTTGGGACTTGGGCATTAATGACAGCACCAGCATCATCTGGGCGCAAATGGCGCATGGCAACCGCAGTATCAGCATTATCGATCATGTCAACATGACCGGCGAGGGTCTGCCTTATTATGCGGATTTGTTGGATCAGAAGGCGCAGCAGCATGGTTATGTGTATGAGGCCCACTATGCCCCGCATGATATTACGCAGCGTGAGTTAGGCACCGGCAAGACCCGCCAGGAGACGGCCTTGAGCCTTGGTATCAACTTCCGGGCCGCCCCCAAGCTGCCGTTGGAAGAAGGCATCAACGCGGTCAAGATGACCTTGCCCAAGTGTTTTATTGATCGTGACAAGTGCAAGCGGTTGTTGGAGAGCCTGCGGTATTACCACCGGGTGTACGACCCGAAGAACCTGATATTTAGGTCACGTCCCGCCCACGATTGGTCAAGCCATGACGCCGACTGTATGCGCACTTTGGCCGTTTCTATACGGCAGGCGGCACCACAGATTGAAGACACATATTACAGCCGACCAAACGCGGCGAGTGGGAGCTGGATGGCATGACTTTGACCAAGCGGCAGAAGAAGGCGCTGGACCGTCACAGCAAGCATCACACCCCCCGTGTGCTGAAGCAGATCGAGAAGAAGGTACGCGGCGGCATGACTTTTGGTGAGGCGCATAAGGGTGCGCCGAAGATCAAGAAAAAGTAATGGCAGAGCAATTACCACGCGGTCTGCTTGCCGACCCGGCAATGCAGCGGGCCATGCTGCTGCCGGTCGCACGCCGCACGTATACCGACCCTGGCGACGATATAACGGAAGAGCTTGGCGGCTTGGAGTTTGCGGCCCCCGGCCTGCTATATGATCCGATGCTGGGCATGGCACAGACCGGCGCGATGCTGATGGGCGACATGCCGGTCGATCCCAACGTGATGACGCAAACGATGCTCGACGCCCCGCTTGTCAGTGGCTTGTTAAGCGCGGCGACGGGTGCGGTTCCAGAAGGCGCGGTGCTTGGTGCTTTTAGTGGGCGAGGCGTAAGCGGCATGAATGATCTACCTCAATATCGGACTTCTGATGGTTACACTTTCTATCAGCAGAAAGACGGGACTCTAACGGATAATGCTGATCCAGAGATGTCCGACATGGTATTTAATAGCCTAGATGATCTTGCTAATGATTTCGGCGAAATGCCGTTGCCCGTGGGCAAGAACGAAGTGGCAGAAAAGGCGGCAACAGAGTTTGTTGAAGACTTTGCTTCTTTTATGGACCCAAGCCCAGATAGACTGCCCGACGATGTTAAAATTCAACGCGCTTTAAATACGCAACGGCGTAAGAAAGACATAGATTTAGCGGCCAACAAAGCCCCCACCGCCGCACTGCCTGGGTTGTTGGATGATGTAGGAAAAGGTTCGGGAGCGGCTCATGCTCGGCCATTAAATCCAACAAACCGTAGCTTGAAGGGCATTAATGACTCGCCAGATGACAACCAGCCCCCGAAAGAAAACTTTAGCGCGGTCGAAAATATTTACAATCTTTATTTTTACAACCAAAACATACCGCCTAAAACAGCAGAGAAAATTAAGGCAGTCATTCAGAAGCACACGGCGACTAACGATATAAATACAGCGGAACGGGCTATGCTTGGCCCTGCGCTGGATGAAATACAGAGTTTGCAGAGTGCGGCAAAGAGTAAGGCGAAAAAGCCGCGTTGGCCCTCTAAAATAGATTTGACAACCATTGACGGGGTTGCGTCTGCATTAAAGCAAAAACTTGGCGGCGGGGTTATTTCCGGCAAGCCTTATAATTCCCGTTATTTCGATGTCGGTGAAAATAGCCGGTTACGCATTAGTGACCACTTAGCTGCGACAAGGCGGTCTGCAAATAATAGCGGCGAAGTTATCGTTTCTTATGGCAGTAAAGGCATAAATTTCGACGTTGGTGATGATAGCCTGACGATCCCTTACAACGACAAGCGGCTTTCTAATCGCGACGGTTTGCAAGAATTAATTGATCTTATACAAGGTTCTGACAGCATCGAACTAGGCGCAAACAAATCTCCCACCGCCGCACTGCCGGGGCTACTTCAAGACCGACGCCGCACCCCGCGCAATCAAAACAGCTTCCCAATGCGTGGCCTGTTAGGCCAACGCTTATACACCGCCACAATGCCGGATGGATCGATATAAAATGGCAATGCAAGACGATGAACTTCGCGACATTCGCGAAGCCTTCAAGATGTGCGAAGAAGCCGAGGCCGACAACCGCCATCAGGCGATGGACGACCTTGAGTTTGCACGCATGGGTACGCAATGGCCCGAAGAGGTCAAGCGGCAGCGTGAGCGTGACCGCCGCCCGTGTCTGACGGTCAACCGTATGCCTACGTTTATACGCCAGATTGTCAACGATGCGCGTATGAACAAGCCAGCGATTAAGTGTCACCCGGTCGATAACAACGCCGATGTTGAAACTGCGAAGGTTTTGAACGGTCTGATTAAGCAGATTGAAACCAGCAGCAACGCCGATGTCGCCTACACCAACGCCATTGATGATGCGGTCAGCATGGGCTTTGGCTATTTCCGCGTTGACGTTGACTTTGCACGCGATGACGGCTTTGAGCGCGACATTAAGATCGACCGCATAATGAACCCGTTTTGCGTCTACCGTGACCCGCGCTCAACGGCGGTGGATAGCTCTGATTGGAATATGTGTTTCGTTACCGAAATGCTGACCCATGACGAATTTGAAGACATGTATCCTGACGCCGACAAGGTCAACTTTGAAAGCATGACCTACGACATGCGGGACACGCTTTGGTATACCGACGAGACCGTGCGCGTAGCTGAGTATTGGACACGCGAGGAAGTGCAGCGCGAGATTGTGTTGTTGAGCGACGGCCAGATTTTAGACGCCGATGTCTTTGATGAGCAACGCGACCTGTTGCAAGTGGCGGGCATATTGCCCGTGCAGTCACGGCTAACACGCAGCCACAAGGTTACGCAAAAGGTTGTGACCGGCAGTGAAATCCTGTCAGAAATTGAGTGGGCCGGGCGCTTCATTCCCATCGTGCCGGTCTACGGCGAGGAAGTGGTGATGGGCGAGGAGCGGCATTTTCACAGCCTGATCCACTTCGCCAAAGACAGCCAGATGATGTATAATTATTGGCGCACGGCGGCGACAGAGCTGGTTGCCCTGGCACCAAAAGCGCCTTTCATTGGTCCGGTCGGCGCGTTCAATACCGACAGCAACAAGTGGCAAACCGCCGCAAGCGTCAATCACGCTTTCATCGAATATGACGGCGGCGTGCCGCCGCAGCGTCAACCGTTTGCCGGTCCACCGGCAGGCGTGTTGCAGGAAAGTTTAAGTGCCAGCGAAGACATCAAGCACACCATCGGCATGTTCGACGCCAGCATTGGCAATATGTCAAACGAGGTCAGCGGCAAGGCGTTGGCGATGCGTCAGAAAGAGGGCGATGTCGGCACCTATCACTTTATTGACAATCTGAGCCGCGCCATCCGACACGCAGGCCGCATTATCGTTGACCTGATCCCAAGCGTCTACACCGAGGCCCGTGTGCTGCGCGTGCTGGGCGAAGACAACGAAGCCAGCAACGTGCCGGTCAATCAGATGACGCAAATGGAAGGCGACCCAGAGCCACGCATTTTTGATTTAACCACGGGCAAGTATGACGTGACCGTCAAGGTTGGGCCTAGCTTTACCACGCAACGCGCTGAAGCTGCGGAGCAAATGATGCTGTTGGTTCAGCAGTTCCCGCAAGCCGCGCCAGTGATAGGAGACCTCATTGCTAAAAACTTGGATTGGCCGGGTGCGGAAGAAATGGCAGAGCGTTTACAGAAATTGCTTCCTGGCGCGTTACAAGGCGCTGATCCAGAAAAGCAGCAAATGAAGGCGCAGCTTGCCGAAGCCGCTTCGATTATTCAGCAGCTACAGGCCGACCGTTCTGTGCTGCAACAGAAAAACCAGATTGACGCCAACAAGGTCGCGCTAGATGCGCAGAAAGTGGTTGTCGATAAATACCGCGCCGAAACCGACCGCATGGAAGGCTTGGCGAAGGTACAAAAAGACGCGCCCAACGTGGCGATGATGGAGGACTTTCAACCCAATAACTTGATTTAGGAGATTTTTAAATGTCAGACGAAGCAAACAATCCGTCACCGGAACTTGCTTTAGAAACCGCAGACCCAGCACCCGAAGCCGTAGAGGTAGAGGACACGCAGCCGGTCGAGGAAGTGTCAGACAACGAAGCCGACGCCGTTGAGGTCGAGGCTGACGCAGACGCGGAGCCACCGGCCCCGGCGTTTGTTTCTGTCGAGTATGACGGGCAAGAATACGAAGTGCCCGAAGCACTCAAAGACGCGCTTATGCGTCAAAAAGACTACACCACCAAGACGCAGACGCTTGCCGACCAACGAAGGCAAGTCGAAGCGCAAGCCGCACAGCTACAGCAAGAAGCTGAAATGCAGCAACTTACTGTGCAAGACGTGGCGGCGGTGCAGGCCATTGACAAGCAATTAGAGCAATACGCCGCTCTGAACTGGGATGAGCTGTATCAAAGTGACATGGCGACCGCTGTTAATCTGGATCGGCAGAAACGTGATCTAGAGGGCAGTCGTCAGCAGGCTATCCAACGACTCAATGAAAATCATTCCAAGGCTCTCGAAAGTCGGCGGCAGCAGCACGCCCAAGCAATCGAAGAAGGCCAGCGGGTGCTTCAAAAGGAAATCGATGGTTGGTCTCCCCAGCTTGCTCAACAGATTGCAACCTACGGCGTCAGTCAAGGGTTGCCCGAGTCGGCTGTTCAAAACATTTCTGACCCGGTGCATGTCAAACTTATCGACAAGGCTCGACGGTACGATGAGCTGATGGCCGCGCAAAAAGCGGCTAATCCAAAACCGGAACCGCAAGCTGCGGTCAAGGTCAAGGGCAAGTCAGCTCCGCGTGCAAAAGACCCCGATAAGATGAGTATGCGCGAGTGGCAGAAATGGAGAAACCAGCAACTGCGGAAAAGATCCGCATAACCTTAGAAGGAACCATTTATCATGGCGAATACTCTACTCACGCCAACGATGGTGACCCGTGAAGCACTTCGCGTTCTCCATCAAAAGTTGGCCTTCGTCGGCAGCATCAACCGTGCTTACGATGACCGCTTCGCGCAATCGGGCGCAAAAATTGGCGACACGCTGAGCATACGTCTGCCCAACCAGTACACGGTTCGGACAGGCGCTGCTTTAAGCTCGCAGGACGTAACCGAGCAAAGCGTGAGCCTACAAGTCGCGACGCAGAAGGGCGTCGATACGACCTTCACCAGTGACGACCTCACACTTGACCTCGATGATTTTAGCGAGCGGATTTTGTCGCCTGCTATGGCGGTGCTCGCTGCCAACATCGAGAGCGATGCGCTCAGCATGTATAAGGACATCCCTGACCATGTGACTGACAGTGGCGCGTCAATCGTTAAGGGCGATGTGCTCAACGCTTCCAAGCGCCTGACCGACAACCTTGCGCCGTATGATCAGCGTACCTTGCTCTTGAACACGCAAGACAACGTCGATCTGGTCACTGACCTGTCGGGCTTGTTCAATCATCAGGACAATCTTGGTGAGAACTACCGCGAGGGACGTGTGGCATCGAACACGTTTGGTTTTTCTGAGATCATGGAAACCTCACTGATGCCATCCCACCTTGGCGGCACCGACGACGGCACCGGCGATTATCTGGTCAACGACAGCGGCACCATCGCTGAAGGCAGCACCAGCATCACGGTGGACACCGGCGCAGGCACTTTCAAGAAAGGTGATATTTTCACTTTTGATAGTGTCAACCGCGTGCATCCTGAGACCAAGGCCGATACGGGCGTGCTGCAAAAGTTTGTGGTCACTGCCGATGTGGGAACCAGCGCAACCAGCATTGCGTTCTCACCGGCTCTGCGGTCTTCGGGCGCATTGCAAAATGTGTCGGCCATGCCAGCAAACAATGCTCCGCTGCGCAAGCGTGAGTCGGATGACGCAACGGCAATCGCCGCAAGTCAGACGCTCACCACCAGCATGGCGTATCACAAAGATGCGTTCTGCTTTGCGACGGCTGACCTCGTATTGCCCGACGGTGTGGACTTCGCGGCCAGAGAAACAATGGACGGCATTTCGATGCGGATCATCAGAGACTACTCAATCTCTGCTGATACGTTCATCACCCGTCTTGATGTTCTCTATGGCTTCAAGACAATTCGCCCAGAATTGGCTTGCAGAATCCATATGAACTAAGGCTAACGGGGGCCGTCGCAAGGCGGCTCCCAAACCTTGGAGATTAACATGCCAAAAGTATTTCTTTATAAAGACGGCACCGGCGAACAGGAATTGTTCGACGCCGACGACATGCCAAAGAGCGGCTATTCTGACAGCCCCAGCGCAGCGGTGAGTGCGAAGAAGCCTGCGGCTAAGAAGGCCACGGCTAAGAAGGCAGCGCCGAAGAAACGTGCGCGTAAAGGCGGCAAGTTTGTTGCCGACGACCCAAGCACGCCCGACGTTAATGAGGCTTATGAGCAATGAGCATATCGACCCTGGCCGAGCTGAAGACCGCTCTCGAAACGGAAACAAGCCGGTCAGACATAACGTGGGACGACTACATCACACGCGGCGAGGCACGCCTCAACCGCAAGCTGCGGTTGTTCTCTCAAGAGACCAGCGCGTCTGTAACGCTTTCAACTGGTAACAGCTCAGCCAGCCTGCCGACCGGCTTCCTTGAGCATATCGATCTATTCTTCACCAGCGACAACTATCAGCCGACGCAACAATCATTGTTTGCGTTGCAAGAAACCGCAACGACCGGCAGCGGTCGGCCTTACTATTATGCTATCGGCGCCACTATCCAGTTTGAGCGCGAAGCTGATCAGAATTATACGTTTACGCACCGCTTTTATAAAAAGTTCGATCTGGCGACTGACGACACAAATTCGCTGCTGACCAACGCGCCAGACGCCTACATCTATGCCACGCTGGCGGCGTTCTACATGCGTGCAAAAGACCCGCAGAGCGTGCAGTCGAATTTGAATCTGTTAGACGGCGTGGTGCAAGAGCTGAACACCTTGGACAACCGCACACGCGGCCAAGCGCGTTTGGCAGTAGATTCCGCGCTGACGCAATCCAGACGCTTTGACATTAGCCGGGGCTTTTAATGTTTAGCTTCGGCCCGTTTCTTCCTGACCAAGCCGACCTGGGCAACCCAGGCTCGACCGTGGCGACCAACGTGCTGCCAAAGACGGCGGCGACCTATGCGCCTTTTCCAGCGCAAGCCGTGGTCAGCAATGCGCTAACTAACCGGCCAATGGGCGCCGCATCTTTCAAGCAGACCGATGGCACGGTCCACACGTTTGCTGCTGACAGCCAAGATTTGTTTAAACTAAGCGGCATGACCTTCGGCAACGTATCGCGGGCGTCTGCCAGTTACACGGTCAGCGGCAACGATGTTGTCAACTTCGTAAACTTTGGCAACCGCGTGATTTCTGTATCAGGCCACACAGACCCGCCGCAGTCTTTTGTGATGGGCACGTCGAGCACGTTTGACGATCTGTTAGCCGCGCAGGCGACATGCCAAATTACAATTAGTTCTTTTGGAGATTTAGCCAACGGCGAGAAAGTGCGGCTTGTAGCTACCGACCAAACCACGCACGATTTCACAGTCGGGTCATCCCCCGGCAGCGGCACTTTTGTTGCCGCAACGTCTAACGACCAAACGGCAACAAACTTAAAAGATCAAATTGACGCAAACGCTAAGTTCTCAGCATCGGTTGCGTCGAATGTGGTGACGGTCACGCAAGCCACGGCAGGCGTGCGCGGCGAGACAACGGTGACGGTAACAGACAGCTCGCCCGTTGGCATGACGGCGACAAACTTCGATAACGGCGTCAGCTATGACATCAAGCCAAAGTCTATCGCTGTGGTGAAAGACTTTGTAATGATGGGCAACATCAAGCAAGACGCTACTGTGCATCCCAACCGCATCAACTGGTCGGCCATCAATGATCCGACCAGCTTCCCAACGCCAGGGACATCGGCAGCGGCGGCAGTGCAATCAGACTTTCAAGATTTGCCGGTCGGCGGCGAGGTCATGGCGATCTTGGGCGCGGTCGGCGGCATGGATGGCGTGGTCATGTGCCGCAGTGCCATCTATCGACTTTCGTTTGTTGGCCCGCCGACTGTTTTTAACATCACAGAGATTGAGCGCGACCGTGGCCCGTTTGCGCGTAACAGCGTGGTCAATGTCGGACCCTTTGCCTTCTACCTTGGGGAGGAAGGCTTTTGGTCATTTACGGGCGCAGGCTCGCAGAGCATTGGCGATCAAAAGGTTGACCGCTTCTTTCTTAATGACCTCGACCAAAACTATATCGACCGCGTTTATGGCGCTGCCGACCCAACGCAGAAAATGGTGTATTGGGCTTATCCCTCATTTGGCAGCAGCGACGGCCAGCCCAACAAGGTCATTATCTATAACTGGGCTGTAGACCGTTGGAGCACCGCTGAGGTCAATCAAGAATATATGTTCCGTAATTTGAGCACCGAGGTGACGCTGGAAGGCCTGGACGCCTTCGGCACTGTAGACTCCATTGATGTCAGCTTCGACAGTGCTTCATGGATTGGCGGGTTGACCAGCTTAAACGGCTTTAATGCTGATAAGAAGCTGTGCCGATTTACGGGGCCAAGCCTTGCGGCACAGTTAGAAACGCAAGAGATTGGCGGCAGCAATCGCATCTATGTCAATGCTATCCGACCCTATGTTGATGGCGGCACGGTGACCGTCAAGCTCAAGCACCGCGCAGCTCCTGGCGACAGCGTAACGGAAACCAGCGAGAACAGCATCGACGCAGACGGGCAGGCGCACTTCACGGTCAGCACGCGCTATGCCCGCGCGCAGGTAAATGTGGCTGCGGGCGGCACATGGTCGCACGCCCAAGGCGTTGACGCCGAAGTCGTGGCAGACGGTGCAGCGTGACCGTTTCTGAATTTCCGTCGCCGCCGCTCGACAACCCTGACGGCAATTTTCACCGGCGGCAAATCTCAACATCTCTCAACGAGATGATGCTGGGGCGCACCAACAACGTGCTGGACGTGACGCTAACGGCCAGCGCGGCATCGACCACGGTGACAGACGCACGCATCGGCGTGAACACGGTTTTGCTTTTTATGCCAACGACAGCAAATGCGTCGGCTGAGATTGGCGCAGGCACGATCTACGTTGGGCAGTCAGGTCGGGTGAATGGCAGCGTGGCAATCACGCACGCAAATAACTCGCAAACAGATCGAACATTCAAGGTGGTACTGGTGGGCTGATGGCTGAGACATACACAGACTCGACGGGCAAGGTTTTCCCGGTCAACCAGTTTGGCCGACCGATGGGATACTTCGACGGCAACACGTTTGTCTTTCCGCGCTTTGGAGATCAGCCAGCGGTAACGCAACCCGTGGTTGAACCGCTTGCGCCTGTCGCGGCTGATCCCGTTGTGCAACCGATGCAGCGCCCCGGCATGGTGGTGCAAACGCCCAATGATAACGACGGCGAAACGCCCCCGCCATCAGGTCCACCGGGCGGGGTGACCTCCGGTTTTGGCACCACTCAATATAGCACCAACATCCCAATGATGACGGGCGGTGTGCTTGGCGTTAATCCGATCAATCGCGGTGCTGCCGCAGCGGGGCTTGGTGGCGCGTTGGGAAGACTCAGCGGTATTCCAGGCGCGGGCTTGTTTGGCAACGTTGCGGGCAGTCTTGCGGGCGGGCGCAGCGGCGCGGCAACCCTTGGTGATTTGAGCGGCTCCGTGCTTGGCGGCTTGCTGGGCGGTCCAATTGGCGCGTTTGGCGGCGGCATTGTTGGCGGGCGCATAGGTGACGTGATTGACGCGCAGAACACGCTGGCCCTAGGCGACCGTGGTCGCCGTGGATTCCTGGGAACGCTTGGCTATGGCTTTGGCCTTGGACCGTCGCTCAATGAACAGCTTGAAGATTACTATGGAATCAACCAGCTGGGTATTGATCCGTTTGGTGTCTCACCCTCTATGGACAACAGAGGCCCGGCCAGTATTCCTGGGCCAAACGTAATAGACGACATTGGCGATGTTGATCCGAATTATGATCCATTTGGTGACATTGCCGATGCGTTGGTTGGGGATATGTTTGGCGATGCTGACACCCAATTCGGCGGCGATGAAGACTTTGGCGACATGGAAGAAGGCGACTAATGACTCGCCTTAACTGTGTAGACACATGACGGCTAACATTGTAACTCTGGATAATGGAAGACATTATTCTAGTCGTTTTGGACTTGCTGCTGCGGTCAATCTGAGCCTTGTGCCGCTCGACGCCATTGATGGCATCGTGCCGCAATGCAAGCATCATATACAACGTGCGTTAGACTTCGCAGGCTCCCACACCGTTGCCGATGTCTGTGCCGACTTGCGCGAAGGCAAGGCGCAGCTCTGGATAGCCGGTGACGGCGACACTATTGACGGCATCGTCGTGACGACCATCACACAGTATCCGCAACGTAAAGAATGTTTTATCTGGCTCTTAGCTGGCGAGCGTGGGTCGGCGTACAGCTGGATGACAGTTAACGACATGCTGGGTGAAATCGAAGCGTGGGCGAAAGCACTCGACTGCGATCTTGTAAGCCTTGAGGGGCGCAGCGGTTGGGAGCGGGTGCTGCCAGAATATGAGAAAACAAAAGTTATTTTAGAGAAGAGGTTGTGAAATGGGCGGGTCATCATCGAAGCCATCCGGTAGCGTGACAACGGTTGCAAGCAATGAGCCAAGCGACTTTATCAAGCCTTACTTGACGCCCGGGCTGGACAAGGCGAAAGAATTGTTTGGAATACCGCGCACCATGTATGAAGGCAGCACGGTTGTTCCGTTTTCAACGCAAACTGAAGCCGGGTTGACTGCAATTCAAGACCGCGCAGAGGCAGGGTCGCCGCTGGTGACGGGTGCGCAAGACCTAACCGCAGCGACAATGGCGGGCGATTATCTTAGCCCCGACAGCAACCCATATCTTGCAAGCGCAATGGACGCGGCGACGAGGCCGATGCGTGAAGCCTTCACAGAAGATGTCATGCCACAGATTGGCAGCGCCTTTTCAAGCGCCGGTCGATATGGCTCTGGAATGCAGGCGCGAGCGCAAAACCGTGCGGCAGAGGATTATCTGCAAAGCCTTGGCGACATCGGCAGTAAGATGGCATACACCAATTATGCCGCAGAGCGTGATAGGCAGATTGATGCAAGCACGGCAGCGCCAGGAATGGCGCAGCTTGACTATCTCGACCCGTCAAAGCTGATTGATGTCGGCGCAGCCTACGAAGGCATGGCAGGGGCGCAGCTACAAGAAGACATCGACCGCTTTAATTTCGGTCAGGATGAAGAACGCATCCGGCTTGGCGAGTACATGCCGCTGGTCACGGGCGGGCAGTACACAAGCCAATCAACTACGCAGCCGATATTTTCTGACCCAGCAGCCACTTATCTAGGGTACGGCGCGACCGGCGCCGGTATCTTGGGCGATCTGTTTGGCGCAAGCCGTGGCGGTACGTCGGCCATATCGGGCCTCCGAGGTTTACTGGGTTTTTAAATAGGATACTCAAATGTCTACTCTTATGCTTGGCAATCCCGGCGCGCTTTTTGGTTCATCAATGATGCCGCGCCCGACAACGACGCTGACGTTTACGCCGCCTACGCCCGCCCCTGCGGCTCGCCCAGCAGCACCAACGTCTGCCGCCAACTTGCAAACCTTGCTGGCGCTCAGTGGTCAAGACCGCGCCAACGCCTTTTTAAAAGGCTTGGGCGCAATGGGGCCAGCTCTGATTGCCGCCGGTGCGCCAAGCACTGACCCAGGTGCCGCGCAGAAGAACATCGCGCTGGCCGGTCAGCTCCGCGCCAAGACAACGCAAGACGATCTTGCAAGACAGCGTGCCGCTAACGTGCAGGCGTTGAGCACACAGATAGCGTTGCAGAAGGCAGGCCGCGAGCAAGCGGCTTTTGACCGCGCGGAACAGCAACGGCAGAAGTTGATGACATTTGCCCAGACAGCAGCAGATCGAGCGGAAGCAGGCGGCAATCAAGAGTTGGCAGATATGATCCGCATTGCCCCAGAAGCGTATATCAAAAACGTGTACGCCAAACAGTTAGAAGCCGCAAAAGCGGGAACGAGCAACCGGACAACTGATATTAAAAACTACAATTTCGCCAAACAAGATTTTGTAGATAGAGGCGGCAAGCCAGAAGATTTTGTGTCATTTCCCGACTATCAAAAAATAATAGCCATGGCTAGTGCCGCCAATCCTCAAGTGTTTGTGCCGCCACCTAGCGCGGGTACTATGACGCCCCCTCCTAGAGCTATGCCGCAAGTCGCACCAGACGGAAGACCAAGCACAGCGCCAGCACCACCACAAGGTGACGAAAGCCAGATAGGCAAAATTATTCCTATCCCTGGTTCGCCAGCGGCCCGAGCGGCAGAGGCTTTAGCAAAGAAGAAAGAAGGCCGACAATCGCAAAAAGAACGCGCAGGCTTGACGGTTATTCAAGATTTACGGCGAGCTTTAGAGATTGTTCGCACTGCCCCGTCTGCTACGGGTATCCCTGCTGAAATCACTTCTGATTTACCTTTGATCGGCAAACAGACGCCAGCCGGTGAGGCCAAGGCACTAATCGAGTCTGCTTTGTCTAATGTTGGTTTGGATACATTGCAAACGATGCGAGAAAACAGCCCAACAGGTGGAGCGTTAGGCCAAGTTCCGGTACAGCAGCAAAAACGCTTGGAGCAAGTGTTAGGCTCTCTTGATGTTGGTCAACGCACCGAAGTTGTTGAGGACAATTTAAAGCGCGTTATCAATATTTATATGGATATTGTTTATGGCACGCCGGATGAAATACAGAAACTTGTGGACAAGGGAGAGATTTCAGAAGCCGAAGCTACGCCTTTGATGAAACGCAATGAACTTTCATTCACACGTTTTGGCGAATCGAAAGACCCGCCAGCTCGGCCATCAATAACCATCAGAAGGAAGTAATAAGATGGCTCAATTCGAGATTGAGTATCCAACAGGCAGCGGCACACTCTATGAAATCGATGCCGACGACGATGCAACTGAGGCAGAAATTGAAGACGCTTTCTTCGAGTTCTTATCTGATGAGCGTGGCATGGGCGGCGAGGCTCTGCGGAAAGCAGAGTTTGGTGCGCGGGGCTTTGTTGATGCTGTGACGGACACAGCAGCATTTCTACCGGAAACGGCTGCGGCAGGCCTGCGTGCTTTAAATTTACCTGCCCCGCCATCAGGATATTACGGAGAGCAAATAAGGCGCGGCCTATCTGCACCAGCCCGTGCAATGGGTTTGTCGGTCGATCAAATGGCTCCGACAGTCATGGCGGGGCCAATGACAACCGGCGACAAAATGGCGTATGGCACAGGAAGGGGCGCAGGTGCAGCTAGTTCTATATTTGCTCCAGCCGCAGCCCTAGCGCAGACAGCGCGGCAAGGCAGTGTTGCGCAAAACGCTTTGAGTCAGTTAGCGCAACAAAAGGCATTGCAAACGGCTGCGGGGGTTGTGGGCGGCAATGTCGAACAACTGACAGACAGCCCAATGGCTGGGATGGCGGCATCTGCTGCGGTGCCGTTTGTCGCGCTTGTGCCGGGAGCGGTTAAGAATGCAATAACCGTTTCACTTAAGCGCATGGGCTTAAGAGAAGACGCGCCGACAAGCCAAGTTTTGAAAGCGCAGAAACAGGAAGCCTATCGCGTCGTCGATGACATTGAAGGCGAGGTCAAGTCAGACGCGCTGCGACGGTTCAGAGATGAACTTGAGCCAGCTATGGAAAATGTTGGCTTTGATAAGTTTGACGAGACTGCCAAGCCCAGGGCCGTATTAGCAAGCATTGAGCGCATGATTAAAGACGGCAAGCCGCTTGATCTCAAAACTGTCGAGAACGTGCGCAAGCGCATCGGAAAGGCAATACAAGACACGGCGCAAACGCCAGGAGATAACGCGGTCGCGATGACGATGCGTGATCAGTTTGACAACTGGTTTGAAAGCCTTGCAGCAAAAGACATCACTGTGCGCGGCCAAGATATTGTTGGCCCCGTTGTTGAAAACACAGCGGCCACAGCTTTGAAAGCCGCACGCGCTGCGAATGTTAAGTTTCGCAAAAGTGAAACCATTGAGGAAATTGTTTCAATCGCAGAAGGCCAAGCCAGTGGGTTTGAAAATGGTCTGCGCATGGGATTCCGCCAGCTATTAAGGAATAAAAAGAAACTGAGAGGTTTCTCAGAAGATGAACGCGCTTTAATGCGAGAGATTAGAGACGGGAATGCTCTAACAAATCTTGCCAGCCTTGTCGGTAGGTTTGGTCTAAACATAACGGGCAGAGGCAGCAGTCGTAACCCAGTGGGCGCAGGGCTTGGTCTTGGTTTAGGTCTAGGCGCAATGGGGCCAGAGCTTGGCGCTCTCTCCGTTCCCGCCGTTGGCACGGCATCTAAATTCTTGGCAGATCGGCTTGGTAGAAATACTGCCGACTATCTCCGCGCAGTAGCTGCAACGGGCGGCAGAGATATTGCACCGCGCTCAAGAGTAACCCCCCGTGCCGGACTGCTTGGTGCGGTCGGTTTACAGAACATCGGCCAGTAGAGGATAGATCATGGGCGTCAAAGATTACAGCACAACGGCATCCGAAAACGATGCAGCAGGCAGCGTTAACTTTGCAGAGAACCAACTGCCATCGACGCTGAATAACAGCATGAGACAAGTTCTCGCTGACATTCGCGAGCACTTGGAAGATGGCGGATTTTTCAATTACGGTCACACCACCGCATATGCCAGCGGCACATCATTTACCATTGCCAGCACCAACGTCACGGCAATCTATGCGGTCGGTCGCCGCATCCGCGCAGTCGGCAGCTCCACCGGCACGATCTACGGCGTGATCACGGCCAGCGCCTTCAGTACTAACACCACGGTCACGGTGAGCTGGGACAGCGGCAGTCTGTCCTCCGAAACTCTAGCAATATCTGTTAGCATTCTTGACGCCAACGGTCATGTTGATGCGGCAAAGATTAACAGCGGAACACTAAGCAATGACCGCCTTGATGCAGACATCAAAGCTATTGCAAACCTAACGAGCGCGGCAGATAAGATTCCGTACTTCACTGGAAGCGGTACGGCTGCTGTGGCTGATTTCACTTCTGCTGGTCGTGCGTTACTTGATGATGCCAACGCCGCTGCGCAGCTTACCACGCTGGGAGCATTACCGCTTGCTGGCGGCACCATGACTGGAGACCTAACGCTTGCGGGTGCGCCTGACAGTAATTTGAAAGCTGCCACGAAATTATATGTTGATAATGTAGCAGGGTCGGCAACCGCCGCCGCAACCAGCGCAACCCTCGCGTCGAACTACGCGATTAAGGTGAATGGCGAAGTTGAAAGCGGAACGTACAGCGCGAAAGCGTGGGCTGTGGGCGGCACTGGAATCACCGACACGTCTAGCGCGGGAGCAGCCAAGGAATGGGCAACCAACGCCGAAGACGATACCGTTGCCGGGGCCGGGACGTTTTCCGCATTGCACTATAGCGCCAAAGCAAGCGCACAAGCAACGGCGGCAGCAAGTTCTGCAAGTGCTGCGGCCAGCAGTGCGACGACGGCCACAGCAGCGGCGCAAGGATGGAGCGCCGTTGTTACGTTGACCAGCGGCACGCACAATGTTGAAACGACCAACGCACGCACTTATTATTTGATTGACGCGTCCAGCGGCACAGTAACGATTAATCTGCCCGCCATCGGGTCGAGCGACGGCATTTTGTTTGGGTTTCAAGTTCACAACGTGGACAACGCCATCACCATTGTGCGCGACGGCACCGACCGAATTAACGGGGCGGAATCGAATTATAGCGGTCTTAACGCAGTCGGTCAGGTCATCCACTTTATTGGCGACGATGCAAGCCCCGACAACTGGCTGGCCACAATTATCTCTCAGGTTGCCGCAGCGTCTGCGACATCAAGCGGCGTGGTTGAGCTTGCGACCAACGCAGAGACGGCAACGGGATCGGACAGCACCAGGGCAGTCACGCCCGCGGCTGCGGCCAGCGCATATGTCGCGCAAGGCACGCACACGATATGGGTGCCAGCAGCGGCAATGCGACCAACCGTGAGCAATGGTTGCGCGGCTATTACAGACGTTGAAACCACGGCAGGCCGACCTGATTTGCAGGTTCTCGACTTTGACAAAGATTCAGATGAACACGCGCAGTTTCAAATTGCTATGCCCAAATCTTGGAACGAGGGCACAATCACTTTCAAATGCTACTGGATAGGCTTGGCGGCAACCACGGGAGTTGCCTTCGGTTTACAAGGCGTAGCGGTCGGTGACAACGAGGAAGCTGATCAAGCCTATGGCACAGCAGTCGTTGTGACCGATGATAGCCAAGGCGATGCCACCGAGGTTTTGGTCACGGCAACAAGTGGTGCGGTAACAATCGCCAATTCACCAGCCGCCGAAGATATATGTTTTTTCCGAATCTTCCGAGATGTTTCTGATAGCAACGATGACATGGCGGGTGATGCCCGTCTGCTAGGCGTCAAAATTTTTTACACGGTGAACGCGAAGGATGATAGCTAATGTTCATCATGCCAATGTCGGCTATTGGTTTTGGCGCCCATCAAAGTGCGCCGAGCGTAACACTGTCCTACGTCTTATCTGACACATCGAGTTCAAACGCGACCGATTACTCTGGTGATTTTGACGGCAAATCGAT